AACTTAGGGTTGATTAGATTTTAAATTTGGTCAGCCCTAATTTTTTATTTTTGATAAAAATGGTTCTGTAGTCTAATGGTTAGTGACGTTGCCTTTTCACGGCAAAGATGAGAGTTCGATTCTCTCCAGAACTACTAGGTGTATCTCAGACTTAAGTGAGAATGTTGTAAAGTAGAAATACAAACGCCACGCTATCTGCCACGTGAAACGTGTGCAGTATAGTGGCGATATATTAAGGATAAATAAGAGAAACAGAACCTGTCAAGCTTTAGCTTGTGCAGAGGTTCAGTAAAATGAAAAGAAGGAATACAATGGAGTGATTTAAATGGCAAAACAAAAAATAAATAAAGATTTAGAAAGAATAGAAGAAGAATGTGCTTCTAATGAATATATACTTCTTTATATGCCAAAGCACCCAACAGCAAATAAAGCCGGATATGTACCGCAGCATAGATATGTTGTTGAACGTGACTTAGGTAGGTACTTGTTACCAAGTGAAGTTGTGCATCATAAAGATCTTGATAAAACAAATAATGACCGAGACAATTTGTTATTATTTGATTCACAGGGAGATCATGTACGTTTCCACAATTATAACTATCCTTCGGAAGATATTAACAAATTATTAGAAGAAGGATTAATTGTTGAAAACGCTAACCATGCTCATCAGACTATAGCTATAGACAAATATAAATGTATCTGTAAATTTTGCGGAGATACATTCACCAGTGAAACCAAACACAATAATTTTTGTAGTAGAATATGTGCAAGAAACGCTCAGCTAGGAAATGAACTACCAACTAAAGAACAACTACTTGATTGGCTTAATCGTGGATATTCAAAATATAAAATTATACAAATGCTTGAAGTTACCGAAAACACAATAGATGCTTATTTTGCTCATTACGATATTAATTATAAACCTTATCTTCGTAGAAATAAAGATGTTTCAAGAGATCTACCATTAGAAAGATATGATAAACTATCTGGCTTAAGAATTAATATTCGAGAAAATAGAAGCTTAGATATAGCTGCGGCTATAGTAGGCATGGAAAATTTTATAGATTGGTTAATTAATAATAGATATACTACTTCTCCTAATACAAAAGATGGACGAAATATAATCAGAAATAGAGTATATCAAGGACTATACAAAAAAAGAACCACTATATATAGTGGTTTAATTATAGATAGTCCTAATGTTATTGCTCAATTAAACAAACTTAGAAATAAAGTAGATATGCCCTTCTCTACTCAGGAACAATATAATAAATGGGTAGAAATGTTTTACCTGATGCATCACTCGAGAGAAGTCAAAATGGAAAGATATTGGGCAAATGCAGCAAATGAAGAAAAATAAAAAAGATAAAAGAACAAAAAAGATGGTGAGAAAAAAATGAAACGGCAACCCAAAGCACAAAAAGAAAAAGTTGTTGATTATACGGTTGATTTAATGCCTCCTATATTATCTCAACAAGAGTTTCAAAAATTAGAAACAGAACCATGTAAGTGCTATGCTTGTAGTTCTATTTTCCCTGTTAAAAATAAATTTTTTAGTAGAACAAATAGTAAATTATATTCTGGCAATAATTATTACCTTCCGGTATGTGATGGGTGCTTAGATAAATTATATGTAAGTTATGTGAATAAACTTTCAGATAAAGAAAAAGCGATAGAAAGAACATGTATGCATTTTGATATTTATTATAGTAAAGAAATAAGTGATCTTGTAGACAGCGTAACTCCTAAAAGCTACATAAAAATGTATATTGACAAAGCCAACCTTACGTCAAAAGCATGGACAGGCAAAACTTATGCTCATACTCTTTCAGAACAAGAAAATGAATTTAATCAATTTACAGAAGCCTGTGCAATTAAAGATATTATAACCGGTGGAGTAGTTGATGACGAAGAACAAGCAGAGAGAGTAAAACAATATATTAAGTTTTGGGGAATAGGATATACCTTAGAAGAATATCAGATGTTACAAGCTAACTTTGAAGAATGGAATGAAAAATACGAACCAGACCAACACGCCCAAATAGTTTTATATAAAACAATTTCTTTACTCCAAATGAAAATTACTACCGGAGCACAAAAGGGCGAAAAAATTGATCCGTTGATTAAGCAGTTGAATGAATGTATGTCTGCTGCTGATATTCAACCAAAACAGAAGAATGCAAATACATTATCTGATAAGCAAACATTAGGCACTCTTCTCAAGAAATTTGAAGAAGAAAGACCTTTACCTGATCCAGAACCCGAATGGGAAAAAGCAAGTATTGTTAAATACATTTCTGTTTGGTTCTTAGGACATTTCTCAAGAATGATGGGATTAAAAAATAGTTGGAGAGATCTTTACGAAGAAGAAATTGAGAAGTATACTGCCCATCCTCCAGAGTTCAGAGAAGAAGACGAAGAAAGTGACGAACCAACTTTTGAAGAATTATTTGGTTCTCATATAGAAGAATAGTGGTGAATCCTGTGAATACAACTACTATTAAATCAAAAGAAACTAATAAAACAAGACCAAGTAAATTACTTGAGGGAGTAGGAGTTTGGGGTTCTCTTTATAGAATAAGACCTGATAAGTTTGTAACAGATTACTTAGGATTACATTTATATTTATATCAAAGAATTTTGATTTGTATGATGATGTTTTGTACAAATCTTATTTACTGTGCTGCCAGAGGACAGGGTAAAACCTTTGTGACATCTATGTTTTGTGTTGTTAAATGTGTATTATTTCCGGGTACAAAAGTATGCGTATGTTCTAAGAGCTTAAAACAAGCAAAAGGTGTATTGTTGAAAATTCAGCAAGAATTAATGCCTAACTCTGCTGTTTTACGAGCAGAAATAGAATCAATAAGAATAAATAACGCAGAAGGTATTGTTACCTTTAAGAATGGTTCGTTTATATTTATGTCGGTTGCAAGTGACAACGCCAGAGGCTATAGATGTAATGTTCTGATAGTTGATGAATTTGTTCTTGTTGATCCAGTTGTTATTGCTGCTGTTCTTAAGAAATTCTTAAACGTAGATAGAGTTCCGGGATTTATGTCAAAACCTGAATACCGCAATAATCCTAAATATCGAGAACGAAATCAAGAAATATATATGTCTTCATGTTGGCTTAAGTCTTCATGGGGTTGGGAAAAACTACAGGACTACACTAGAGCTATGATGAATCCTAAGAAGAAATATTTTGTCTGTGGGTTACCTTATCAGCTTTCCATTAAGGAAGGGCTACTTAATAAGTCTGCTATCGAAGATGAAATGGCTGAAGGTTCATTTAATTCTATATTGTTCTCAATGGAAAATGAATGTCTTTGGTGGGGCGAAGCTATAGATGGTTTCTTTAATTATGGCGAATTATTAGATTCAAGAAAAAATGCTGAGCCTCTATATGCTAAGAATGTTAGAGATTTAATATCAAATACAATTGTAAAAAATCCTAAGAAAGAAAAAGGCGAACTTAGAATGATTTCTGTTGACGTAGCTCTTATGAGTAGTAAAAAGCGAAATAACGATGCCACTAGTATTTTTGTGTGGCGTTTAGTCCCTAATAAAACAGGTCAATACGCAAGATATATTGCCTACGCAGAAAACATAGAAGGAAGACACTCTGAAGATCAAGCAATTCACATAAGACAATTATTTGAAGACCTTGAATGTGACTATATTGTCATAGATAGAGTTGGTTTATCTATGACTGTTGTTGAGAACCTTATCAAAGATTTAGTAGATCCTAATACTGGAGAAACTTATCAAGGATTAAGTTGTATGAACGATTCTGAAATAGCAAGTAGATATAAAGGTTCTGCTAGCCTACCTAAAAAGTGTATTTATGCTATCAATGGTTCTTCATCAAATAATAACATCTACGCAATAAAATTTAGAGATGCGTTAAAGATGAAGAAAATTATTATGCCTATAACCGAACAAGAATTTAAAGATAATAAAGGAAGTACAAAGGAATTTTTAGATCTTTCAGAAAGTGAAAAAATAAAAGTAAAAATGCCATACATAGAAACTACTCTTGCTATAAATGAAATTGTAAATTTAAAATATGAAGATAAAAATGGGCTTATAAAAATCATAGAGAATAGCACGGCAAGAAAAGATAGATATTCAAGTTTATCTTATGGTAACGCTTTTGTTGATTATCTTGAAGACAAAAAGAAGAGAAAAAGGAATAATAATGAAGAGCAAAAATCTGGTTTTAAATTTAGACAACCTAAATATATGCAAAGACATTAAGTCAACAACCTCACACGCTAAAGCGTGGCAGATTTCTTGCTAAAAGATTTTAAAATAATTAAGGCACTACTGGTTATAGTAGTGCCTTTTTGAATGGAAGTGATAAATTGGATAAAAACATCGAAGGGATTATAGAAGAAAAGAAAAAAGAACATGTAAATTTTAGAAGCATTCATTCTCCTTCAAAAATTAGAGCAGCAAACTTTAGCGCTCTTACAAAAGTACAGCTTGAAAAAGCAATAGGAAATTTTAGAAGTCCTGTAAGCTATAGTTTATATACAAGAGAAAGAATTTTAAATTTTCTTAAAACTCCCCAAAATTATTCTAAAGAATTAAGAAAGGCAAGTGTTTTCCTTTATTATTCTAATATTCACTATTGGCGTTTAATACAGTACTTTGCAAGAATGAGTCCTTTAATGTATTGGCTTTCTCCTGTTAAAATGCAGATAGATAAAGCAGATATAAAGAAAATACAAACATCTTATAAAAAAGCCACCGATTATCTTTCTACTATGAATTTTAGACACGAAATGCAAAAGGTTCTATCTACTGTTTTTAGAGAGGATGTTTTTTATGGTTATGCTTATGTATTGAAAGATTCTTTCTTTTTAAGACAATTAGACGGTGATTATT